GGGGTTTAGCACATAGTTCAGGAGTTTATCTTATTGACAAAGGAGTGGATGAATTAAAAATTGAGACTATGTTGTCTGAAGGAAAAGTGGGAGCTAACATCAATTACATGACAAAAGAAGAAAGCAAAATTCATGTTATTAAACCAACTGAACCACTTGATGTGACTGATCGTTTGCTTTCTAAAGAAGACTTTGCAATGTTGAAGACGGAGGATGAAATTAGAAGTGAAAAAAGAGTTAGAAGTGAATCAATGCAGTTCAATTACAAACAACATTGTTCAATTATGGACTTAGAAGTTCTTGCCAGACGAGGAATTGGAGCCAAGAAATGGTCAAAAAAACATAGTGTTGATGCAGTTAATATTCGAACAAAACATAAAAGACCTTTTGATATTAACACTGATGTATCAAAAATTGAAAAATTCATTGATTCTAAATTCTTGTGGACACCGAGTCAGAGAAATAATAACATTTTGAACGAAAAATTCATGGAAATTTATTTAGACAACATAAAGATGATAAGAAAGTTATCTATGAAACAAATGGGCAGAAAGCTGACTGCAGAAGAAGAAAACAATATGTTTTTGAATCTAGAGAATGAAGATGCTATGCTATTTCTTCAAGATTTTGAAAAAACAAAACTGTGCAATGCTTTGACCTCTTTGGATGAGGTGATGAAAGAGTTAGCAATATCTGTTCAGCAATTTAGTAAACCTGACAATTTCACAGTGAAGAAGATCAGAAACCGTGACGTTTTCCTTTTAACAAAACAAACTAGTATCAAAGGACCGATTTTCTTTTCGGTTATGACTAAGAAGGAAAATTTATTGTATGAAGACAATGATTTTTTCTGTAAATGGCAGATGTATAATAAAGACTGGGTCTTTTCAGAGTTTGTGTCTGTTAAAGCACAAAGAATAGATCACTTGGTGTTTGGAGCTGAATTATTTGCCAGTTTGATATACAATCAAATGGAGATTTCAATGCTCCCGATGACAGATCATCACGTGGAAAAATCAATTACTTCGTTACTTGTTTTATATCTAGACTGCAAAAAACAAACTATAACAACAGCTTTGTTAGCAAGATATATGTACATGGAGATGATAAAAGCTTCTTTAACAAAGAAAATACCGTGGAAAATCATCGAAAAAATGCCGCAGCTTCCTAGATCTCCTGTTTCTTTATGGGTTTGTAAAAAGTTGATTAGAGCATGTCGAGAGTTCATTCTGACACCTTGCAAAATCATTTACGAAGATTTGCCAGATGAAGAGAGAGAGGACATGGAGGAAGGTTTAATCACTGCTAATTCCAAGTTTAAAAGTTTGTTTGACTGGATGACAAATGATGAAATACTGGACATTCATGAAATGTTGAATAGGTCTTATCCAACGACCTTAGCGAACAAGGATGAAGTGAATCAGCACACTGATGATTATGCTATCTTTTCAAAAATAATATCACAAGAACTGAAATTGTATTCAAAAGACCCAATCAAACAGAAAAGATTATACGAAAACATGAGTGTGAATTCGAACGATGAACAGACTCCACATTCATTTAGAGTTGACTTAGTTAAAACCATGGGAAAATCTATAAGAGATTTTCTGTCTAAGACAAAAGGTCCTGACTGGCACAAAGAATTAGGGAGAAAAATAAGAAATAAATTCAGAAAAATGACTTGGGATTATTACGCAACTTTTAAAGCATCTTCTAATCTACCCGCTGGATGGACAATAGAGGAGACAACGTTCGAAGGAATAAACAAAAGGAAGAAATGTTTAGAAAATGTTTTGACACTCTTAACTCAAGTTAAAGACAATGAACCAGCTAGATTTGAAAATTTATTAGATCTATGCATAATTTGTGACAAACCTTTTGATAATGTACCCTCCGATGCTTATGAAAGACTTGAAACTGAAACCATCAATTGGGTTAGTAGATTAGAAAGACAAGTCTTTGAAGAATACTTGCTAAGGTTAAGTAGAGCTCAACCTATGCAGTGCTTGTCCTCTATTTACAAAATTGTAAATGATCGCGGCTTCATTTTCGCAAATGTTTTCAAGAAAGCACAATTGACTGGTCCTAGAGAAATATTTGTTTTAGATATTTGTAGTAGAATGTTAATTTCCTTTTCAGAGTGTATAAGTCGAACTATTTGTGAAATGTTGCCTTCTGAGATGTTGACTAAAGGGACAATGAAACTCAAACGAATAGATGAATTCTACAAAAGAGTTTACGAGGAGCAAACTAAGGACAACTACAAAGTAAATGTAGTAGAATCAGATTCTGATGACAAAACGACTTGGTGTCAACAATTTGTTATGCCCTTTTTTGGTGTCTTAATGAATGAAACTATAGGTCAGCAAGCTGATTCCTTTTTAGATTCCGCGCTAGCAGTGCATTTTAGAGTTTTGAATCTTATGACACATAAAAGACTAGAATTATCGAAAAATTTTCTCAAAGATTTCTTTACTAATCAGTCTGAGTATGCTAACTCTTTTGATCCAAACATGATTGAACTAAAGAAACAGTGGATGGAGAAGACAGCTTCACACACATTGACGGATTATCATTCCGTCTATTTGAACAATTTTAGTAATTTCATGCAAGGAATTTTCCATTTTAGTAGTTCTTTAGCACATGCTGGTTTTTCA